AGTTTCCTAAAGCTGCAAAAGATCCTAATTCAAGATTAAGGCAAGCTCGTAGAAGATGGAAATGTTAATAGATTTTATTAAAAAAATATTTGGTATAGACAAATTAGATTTAAGAATTAGAAGATTAGAAAGAGCTAAATACTGGAGAGAAAAATATGTCAAGAGATCCTAAAAAAGGAACAGGTAAAAAACCAAAAGGTTCTGGAAGAAGATTATATACTGATGAAAATCCTAGAGATACAGTTGGTATAAAGTTTGCCACACCAACAGATGCAAGAAAAACTGTTGCAAAAGTTAAAAAAGTATCTAAACCTTTTGCTAGAAAAATACAAATCCTTACGGTTGGAGAACAGCGTGCCAAGGTAATGGGTAAATCAAAAGTCGCTGCTATATTTAGAAAAGGCAAAGATGCAATTAGGAGAGCTAGAAAAACATAAATACTGGCCTTTTAAATCTTTTTATAAAATTAATTTAAATATTTCAGAAAAAGAAACTGAACAAATTAAATTGTTTGTAAATAATTTTAAAAATTCTGTTGATGCTGATCAAACCACTACTTATAAAAAAGTAAACGTTTTAAATTTACCACTATTAAAGAATTTAAGAAATAAAGTGATTAAAGTTATTGAGTCTTTAAATTTAGTTTTAGACAATAATTGGGCTCAACTATATAGAAAAGGAGATCGTCATGCTCCTCATGCTCACTATCTTTCCGAGTACAGTGGTATTATTTATATTGATGGAGATACACAAGAGGGAACTAATTTTATTAGTCCTGTGGGAGCTGGTTGTTATTCAACTAAATTTAACAAAAACGATTTAATATTATTCCCTTCACATATTTTACATTTTGTAGATGTTCAAAAAGACAACACTAATAGAATCGTAATATCATTTAATACACAACCCAAAGGAGGCTTTAGTGGATGAACTAACCATAGTATATAAAATACAAAAAGAACTTAAAGAACAGTACCAACAGATCGCAGACGCCATGATTTCTGGAACTATTGACAACATGGAGAAATATAAGTATATGATAGGACAAGCACATGCTTACTTAAAAATATCTCAGGATATCTCTAACCTGCTAAATGAAAAGGAGCAAAAAAATGAAAAAGGCACAGTCATCAAACTCGACACCAAAAATTAAATACGCATTAGCAGAAAAATACAAAGAAGAATCTGAAAAAAAACGTCAAGAGGAAGTTGACGGTTATGAACGTTTAAAAACTAAAGAGGCTTCAAAATTACCTGCACCTACCGGTTGGAGAATGTTAATTCTCCCATTTAAGATGAATGAAAAAACCAAAGGTGGTTTATATCTTGGACAAGATACTTTAGAAAGACAACAAGTTGGTTCAACATGTGGTCTTGTTTTAGCAATGGGTCCAGATTGTTATGGTGATAAAGAAAAATTTCCAGAAGGTCCTTGGTGCAAAAAAGGCGATTGGGTAATCTTTGCACGTTATGCAGGATCAAGAATTCAAATTGACGGGGGTGAAGTACGTTTGCTGAATGACGATGAAGTGTTAGCTACTATAGATAACCCCGAAGATATACTTCATCAATACTAATCATAGATAGGAGAAAACTATGCCAGACGAAGAGAAAAAAACAGTTGATATTGATACCTCAGGCCCTGCAATGGATGTTGATCTTGAAGAAACAAAAGATCCAGCAGAAATTGAAGAGCCAGAAGTAAAAGAGGATCCAACTGTCAGACCTGTTGTTGAAGATGACAAGAGGACTTATGAGAAAGAAAAAGATCATGGGACAGACATGTCTTATGAAAATGAAAAAAGTGAGACTAAGAAAGAAGATAAAGAATTAGAGCAATACTCAGATTCAGTTCAGAAAAGAATAGCTAAGCTAACAAAAAAATGGAGAGAAGCGGAGAGACAAAAAGATGAAGCAATTAAATATGCTGAGTCTATTCAAGCAGATAAGAGAAAATTAGATGCTAAAGTCGCAAAACTTGAACCAGGTTATTTGTCTGCAACAGGAGATAGTATTGAAGCAGGTATGACAGCTGCCCAAGCTAAATTAGCTTCGGCAAGAGAAGCGAATGACTTAAAAGCTGAGTCAGAAGCTTTAGCTCAAATATCTGAACTTGGTTACAAAAAAGCAAAATTAGCTGAAACAAAAGCAGCTCATGAAGCAAATTTAGCCAAGAAAGAACAAGCAGCTAAACAACCTCAGGTAAATCTAGAAAGACAAGCGTCTTTAAAAGGTAGTCCAGATCCTAGGGCTGAAGCATGGGCAGACAAAAATACATGGTTTGGTCAAGACACTGCGATGACTTATACAGCGTTTGATATCCATAAGGATTTAACTGAAAAAGAGGGCTTTGACCCCGCAAGTGACGAATATTATGCTGAAGTTGATAAAAGAATAAGACTTGAATTTCCGCATAAGTTTGCTAATAATAACGATACAGGAGAAAAAGAACGACCTGCTCCGGTGCAGACAGTAGCTTCAGCGAAGCGAAGTACCAAGACTGGTCGCAAAACTGTGAGACTCACATCATCACAGGTAGCTATCGCTAAAAAATTAGGTGTGCCACTTGAAGAATATGCGAAACAATTAAATATCACGAAGGAGGTATAAGCATATGAGTACAGATAAAAAAACTTCCCGTGCGAGTCAAACTAGAGAAAAAACAACTCGAAAAAAAGTTTGGACTCCACCATCAGCATTAGATGCACCCCCTGCGCCTACAGGTTATAGACATAGGTGGTTAAGAGCTGAGTCTCTCGGTTTTCAGGATACAAAAAATATCGCTGGAAGAGTGAGATCAGGATATGAATTAGTTAGATCTGATGAATATCCTGAAAGTGATTACCCAGTTGTGGAAGACGGCAAATACAAGGGAGTAATCGGTGTTGGCGGCCTAGTGCTCGCTAGGGTACCAGAAGAGATCGCGCAATCTAGACAAGACTATTATGCTTCACAGCATAAAGAGAAAATAGAGGCAGCAGATAACGATCTTATGAAGGAAGAGCACCCAAGCATGCCTATCGATATCGACAGGCAATCGCGTGTTACTTTTGGTGGCTCAAAGAAATCCTAATTAGGAATTCACAAACCATCGAAGAACAATTAACCCGAACTGGAGGCCCGCAAGGGCAGGTTCATAATAGGAGGACTCTATGGCTAGAGCAAATAAAGATAGTGCCTTTGGTCTAAGACCAATTGGTAAAGTCGGACAGAATAGAGACAACCAGGGTTTAAGTGAGTATAGTATCTCAGCAAATGATACTACTACGATCTTCTTTCAAGACGCGGTTTCAGCGACAGCAGCAGGTACAATTCACCAAGCTGCAGAATCTGAGGCTTTTCTTGTAGGTTCACTCAATGGTGTCTTTTATACTGACCCAACAACAAGCAAGCCTACGTTTGCAAACCATTACTCGCAAGTAAATGCAAGTGATATTTCTGCATTCGTAGCGGATGATCCGTACGAAAGATTCGAGATTCAATCGAACAAAACTACTGCTCACGGGCAGACAGATGTGTTCATGAATTTTGACATCGAAGTAACGGCAGGAGACTCTGCTAATTTTGTTTCAAAATCGGAACTAAAACATAGCACAGCTACTACTGGTACGGCTCAAATAAAAGTAACCGGTGTATCGAATGATGTTGACAACAACAACCTGACTCACGCAAGTGGTCACGTTAACTTTGTTGTTATGATCAACGAGCACTTATACAATGCTAAAAATAACGGCATATAATAGCAGAATAGGAGATTAAATTATGGCTATTCCACTAGCATTCGCGATCACTGAAGAAGCGATCGAGGATAACTTGTATGACAGACTTGCGTCTAGATATACAAAAGCATTAGCTAGATCCATGGCAAACACAAAACAAATCAAAGCAGTTGACCCATTATTAGGTGGACTACCATCAGTAGGTACATTTAAATCTGGTGATGGAAGCAATTTATTTGCTACAAACCACCCAATTATTGCGGGAACTGTTTCGAATACGTTAAGCACGCAAGCAGACCTTAACGAAACTTCATTAGAGGATTCGTTAATTCAGATCGCTAAAATGACTGATGAAAGAGGTTTGAAAATTGCAGCAAGAGGAGTAAAAATGATTATTCCATCTGAGCTACAATTTACTGCTGAGAGATTAATGAAATCTCAAGGTAGAACTTCTACAGCTGATAACGATATCAACGCAATCGTATCTATGGGTATGGTTCCACAAGGTTACAGAGTTAATAACTTTTTAACTGACACGGACGCGTTCTATCTTATCACTGATGTGCCAAACGGTATGAAGTATTTCGAAAGAACACCTATCAGAACAGCGATGGAAGGTGACTTCGATACTGGAAACGTTAGATACAAAGCTAGAGAGAGATACAGATTTGGTGTCTCTGACTTTAGAGGTATCTTTGGCGTAGAAGGTGCTTAATACTTAAAATTTTGTGGCGGGACATAGTCTCGCCACATTTTAAAATTAGAAAGAAAAAATGCACCCTAAACAATTCAGAGTACAAATTTATGCATATAAATATTATGCTGATTTTGTTATAACTTCCTTAGATGGCCCTTTAGATATCGAAAACGCAATAGTTGACAAACTAGGAAAAAAAGATATAAAATGGGAATATCTTGGAGAAATGATGAACCCCAAGATTAAAAGAATAACCTATGAGGAGGTTATGAATGGAGGAGATGATGCAACATCTACAAGACCTTTACAAGAAGAAAAGAGGTCTGGATCTTCAGTGGGAGCAGGAACATCTCAAAGAGGGTAGATATACCCTTAATATGGTAAAGATCGATAGAGAAGTTAAAAACGTTCTTACCGATATTAAAATGGCAGAGGCTAAAAAAGAGCATCTGCAGAATAAAATTGAGGAAGTAGCTCCACAAGTTTCTGTAGCAACTTAAACAAAAAGCTACATCGTTGGAAAAATACAATCCGCACTACAGGCTCTCTTGCACTCTATCTAAAACTAGTATATAAATTAATTACTATACAATTAATTAGAACATAGACGCGTATAGTCGACGGCCTAGAGACTATGTTCGGAAAACTAGGAGGATATAATTATGGCAAAAACAACCTTTGACGGACCAGTAAGATCCCTAAATGGATTTTTAGGAACAGGTCCTAAAATGATACAAGCTATCACAGGAACTGTAGCTGACAGTGCAACTGATATTAATAAATATCAGGGTAAAGTATTGACTATTGGCAATGCTAGTACGACTTTTAATTTACCTGCAATTGTAGCAACAGCGGATTCTGCATCTTCAGGTCCAGGGTCTGATCCAAACAGTGCAAACAATGTTGGTTTAGAATACGAATTCCTTGTAACTGCAAATTTAACAGGTGGTAATACATTTGTTTTAAATGCAGGGACTGCAGCAGGACACAGCGTTGCTGACGTATACGTAGGAATGGCTATTTATAACAATACAGCTACCGATCCAGGAGCAGTAACTGCTTTTGCAGCATCTCTTGATACACTAACTTTAGATGCTACTACTAGAGGTGGACTAGGTGGTGCTCACATTAAATGTAGAGCAGTCGCTGGTTTAACTTGGCAGATAGAAGCTCAGTTAATTGGTAATGGTGCATTTGTTACACCGTTCAGTTAATAGTTAATTAATTTTGTGGGCCTTCGGGCCCACATAAAATTTTAAGGAGAAAAAATGACAACATTTGGATCATCACAAGACGGCGTAGCCAGCAACGTAACTACTGAAGCTAAAACTATTCAAGTGGGTAGAACTAGAGCTTACGGGATACATTATGTTGGAACAGCGACTGCAGGGACAATAGAATTAAAAGATGGAACAACTTCTAAAGTTAAAATAGATCATGGTGCAGTAGCGGAAAGTAAAACTGTAATTTTCCCTACACCT